GCGTAGTGAGGGCATTCGACAAGAAAGCCCCCTGGCCGCCGTAACCTTCGGAAAGGCCGATATTGAAGCCCTCAGCCGTAAGCCGCCCAAGCTCCTGCGCCACCCTGGAAGGACTGGCGATTCCCAACGCCTTTCGGATGGCCTGGAGGGCCGCGTCGGACATGCCAGTAGCCGCCGCCACAACCTCCGCCCTCACGTCGTTCAGCCCCTGAATGAACCCCTGGCCGATGGAGTAGCCAGCGTCGTAGCCGCCAGTGTACAGGCCGCGCAAGGATTCCGCCATGGACTTTCGGAGGGCGAGGAGCAGCTTTTCCATGGCCGCCTTCACGTCGTAAATGCTCTCGGCGATTCCGCCCAAAATGCCCCCCACGTCCGTAGGCCCTTCTTTCCCCAAGGCCCCCCAGGTCTTCAGCCAGGAAGCGATATCCCTGGCGAACGAGGAAGTGGCCGTGCTCATAGAGGCCAGAAGCCCGCTAGAGCCGTCCAGGGCCACGTCCACCGCGCCCAGGTTGTCAGCCATGTCCGAAACAGCGTCCAGCAACAGGTTCAGAAACTCGTTCAGCTTGTCCCGGAACCGCGGATGGCCCCGCACCCAGTCCAGGCCCTCTTGGGCCATGGTGTTCATCGCGTTCAGGAGCCAAACTATGTTCAGGTGAGCGCCATAGGCCGTTCCCGCCGCGCCGGACAGGAGCGTCTTGCTCGTGGTCAACATTTCGCCCAGGGGAACCAGGGCCGCGTTCCAGTCAACGAAGATGGGGCCAAGTTTGTCCCGGAACACCGTAACCAGGCTCACGATGCTTTCGCCCTGGTTTGACATGTAGCCGTTCACGTCCTTCATCATCCGCACCAACTGTTCCAGAACGCCCTTTACGAAGCCCGCCGCCAGTTTCGCCTCGGAAACAGAGCCGGAAAGGAGCGTCTTGGCCGTGCCGAGGAGCGGGGCCAGTGGTTTCAGGGCCTCGTTCCATTCTTCCAGAACGGGGGTCACACTGTCCTTGAAAGAGGCGATAAGTGGGGCCAGCCACTCCGCGCCAGTGACGTAGCTTTTCACGTCCTCCATGATGGAAGCCACGTTGGAGAGGAACATGGTCACGTCCAGCTTCACACCCTTTACCTCATTGGCCGCCAGGCCGAGGACGCCGTTGATGGTTGACATAAGTGGTTGGAGTGGTTTTATCACCTCGGCCCACTCCGCCAACTTGGGCGTAATGTCCGTCTTGAAGGCCGCCACCGCGGGGGCCAGGAACTCCGCCCGCGCCCCAACGTAAGCCGAAACCTGTACCATCAGGCCCAGGGCGTTATCGAAGAACGTTTCCACCGACAGCTTTACGTCCTTGACCTCATTGGCCGCTATGTCGAGAACACCTTTCACCGTCGAGAGGAGCGGTTGAAGTGGCGCCAGCGCATCCCGCCATTCGCCCAGGAATGGGGTAATATGCTCCGCGAACCCCGCCACAAAGGGCCGCGTCTGCTCGTTCACGTCAGAAATGTAGAGCCACACGTTGTCCATCACCCCGACCAGGTTCCCGAAGAAGTCGAATACCGACAGCTTGGTTTCCTTGGCCTCATCGGCCGCCAGGTCAAGTATAGACTTGGAAACAGAGAGAAGCCCCTGGAGCGGCTCCAAGCTATCGTTCCACTGTTTCAGGAAGGGGGTCAACTGCTCCGCGAACAGGGCCACGAACTTCTGAGTGGTGCTCCGGGCCGAAAAGACGTAGTTACCCACCTGTTCCATCATGGACGTGATGGCGCCAAGAAGCTCCGCTACCGTGGTTTCCGCCTGGGCCGCCTTCTTGGAAAGGGCCGCCGTGATACTGTTCCCTGTTTCCAGCAGGGAAGCCATGGGGGCCAGCCCCGCCGCCCACTGGCTCAGGATGGGAGTAATGTCTTCCGCGAACCAGGCGAAGAACTTGCTATCGGCCTTCCACTTCCCGCTGATGAACCCGCCTACCGCCGTGGTGATGCCGTACAGGGTTCCAAGGAACCCCTCCACGCTACCGAGAACCTGTTTCCCCTTGTCCGAACACAAGCCGAGGATGGCCTGGCCCACGTCGAAGATAGAACGGATGGGTTCCAGGCCGCCAACCCAAAGCTCCAGCGCCGCCTTGACGTCAGTGGAGAACCAACCGAGGAACGCCTTTTCCTGCTCCCACTTGGTCGCCATCCAGACAGCTATCTCGTGAGAAATCCCCATGATGGAATCCAGGAAGGCCCCCAAGTCCATCTTCTTTTCAGGCATGTCCGCGCCAAGCACGTTCATGATTCCCTGCATGTCCTCCACGACAGAGCGGAGAACCCCTGTCATGGCCGCCATGGGTTCCAGCTTGTTCTCGTCTATGCCGATGGCCAGGCCCTGCATGAGCGCCTGGCCGAACTCCTGGAACAAAGTGGAGGGGGAGTGAATGCCGAGGAAATTGGCCACCGCGCCTACAGCGCCCTTGACCACCCCCACAGCCGCATCAAGAACAGACTGGGCCTTTGCCTTCACGCCCTCAATCAGGCCGTTGATAAGGTTCTCGCCAGCCGTGACGAACTCGGTCACCTTTTTGCCGATGGCGTCGGACACGTTGGTAACCGCCGTTTGTACTGCCTTCGTGATTTCGGGCCAGGCCGTTTCGACCAGGGCCTTCAGCGCCGCCCACAGGGAGTTCCAAGCGTTCGACAGCATGGGGAGCGCCAACTCCAGCAGGCGCTTCAGGGTAGCCAGGCCATTGGACAACAGGGTTTGGACGCCCGCCCAAGCCGTGCTGAAAATGGACTTGACGTCGTTCCACACGTCGCTCCAATTGCCCAGAATGGCGTCCAGGACAAGCCGGATGACGCCCTGTATCACGGAAAGAACCGTGTCTATGGTGCCACGAACCAGGTCAAAGGCCGAGGAAATCACCCGCAGAATGTTCTCGCCGTGTTCCTCCCAAAATCTGGCCAGGTTCTGGAGCGCCACGCCAACCACTTGCTGTATACGGGGCATTATCTCACGGATGAAGTCGGCCAGCCCCTGGAACTTTTCGCCCGCCCATTCGAGCGCCTTGGAAAGCTCGTTCATCAGCCAGGGGGCGACGTCCGCCACAAACTTGCCGACAACTTGGGCCGCCAGGCCGAACGTCTCTTGGGCCATGGCCGCCCACTGAGAGAACATGGCTACTCCGTCGGACTGGAACCAGGCCACAAGCCCCGACAGGAAGCCAACCACTTCCTGTATGGTGCCGTTGGCGATGATGGCGAAACTGGTGAGGGTCGAGGCCGCGTCCGGGCCGAAGGCCGTGTTCAGCCCTTCCCAAACGGAACTCCAATCGCCGCCGCCGCCCAAGATGGCGAACATTTCCTGGCCAGCCGCCACAAGCCCGCCGAAGGCCGTTTGTAGCTCCGCCAGGGCACCGCGAACCGCGTAGGCCGTGTCCACCAAACTGGCCGGAAGAATGTCCTCCCAGGGGAAGTCCACCCCTCCGGTGAACAGGGCGCCAACCGTGTCCATGACCGTCTTGGCAACCTGGCCCGCCTGGCCGAAAAAGTCCATCAGCCCGCGCCCCGCCGCCGCGATGGACGGAACCGCCCTGTCCACAAGGAAGGACGAAAGCCCGTCAATCCAGGTCAGCAACTTGGGGCCAACCTGGTTCGCTATTTCCGTCAGGGGTTTGAGGAAGGCCGACAGGACTGGCAACAGGGCCAGCCCAATGCTATCCTTCAGGTTCTCGACCAGGGTGGAGAAGGTTGCCAACTGTTGCCCCGCCTTACCAGTCACGTCGGGCATTTTGGCCGTGTTCGCCGCCAGCTTCTCCATCACGACCTCAGTGAGGCCCGCCTGAATCTCCGTCTTGGCCAGGGCGTCGGCTTCCTTGCCGAACATTTTGGCCGCCCGCGAGGTCGCTTCTTCGAGGGACACCTGTATGCCGAGGTTGTCCAAAATCATGGGCGAGACGCGCCCCACGCCCTTGACCAGGCTACTCATCATGAAATCCATGGACTGGCCAGTGGCCGCCGACACCTTTTGGAGGTACTGCATGGCATTGGGAAGGGTGTCGGCAAAGTCCTTGGAAACGAGCATGGCCGCCTGGTTGTAGTTCATCATGAGGTCTACGTCCTTGACCATGCCCGAGGAGGCGGCCCGAAGCGTTTCCAGCATCTTCGAGCCGCTCCCCGCCACACCGTCAAACGCCTCTTTGATACCCTGTACTGGGATGGCGTCTACCGCCAGTTTGGTCAGCGCCGCCGCCGTACCGACAATCGCCGTTCCAGCAACCGCCGCCGCCGTACCAAGCCCGCCCAGGCTACCGCGTATAGAATCAAGGCCCTTAGAGGCCTCGTCCTTCAGAGAAAGGACAAGGGCCAGCGCCAAAGCCTCATTTCCCACGTGCCTTCCTCCTACTCTCGCGGGCCGCCTTTTCGGCCTCGTACTTCTGCCGTTTGGCTACCGCGTCATTCCAAAGCAACTGTCGGCAGTACCACAGTGTTCCTTCCTCGCCAAGCTCCTCTATCTGCCAGGGCGGAAGGCCCCACTTCTCCGCTACCGCCAGGGTGTCTACCCAACCTGGGACGGTTCTGCCACCACACTCTCCCCAGGCCCGGAGCCGTTCTCGCTCGACAAAGGGACGAGCGCTTCAGCTACCCCCTGGTTCGCCTTCTTCACCGCTTCCAGGATTTCGTTGAACTCAGGCGTCGTCAGCCCGTCAAAGTCCTCCATTGTCCAGTTTGACACCTTGACCAGGGCCATTTCCAGCTTCTCCAGAAGGTCGAAATTGTCCAGCCCCGCCCTGGCCATGCGGGCGATAGACTTCTGCTCGCCCAGGGTCATCGGCCTGACGACAAACGCCTTGTCGGGTTTCATCCAGCCTCTCCTTTACGTTAGACTTGACAACTGGTTCACAACGACGATTTGGAAATTGTTCGTACCGTCGAACAGCACCTCAAACGGGAGCCGAACCACGTCGTCCCCATCCTCGTCCTCCACCTGGGGGACTTCCGTGTACTTGATGGGGGCGTCAATGACCAGGCTCTTGTAGGTGTAAGCCGTTCCAGCCGTAGTCAGGGCAGAACCCTCAAAGACCATGCGAACCAGGCGCTTCGTCTCGGCCCTGGCCGCGTTGAGTTCGGCCTCGCCAGTGGCGTCGTGTTCCAGGATGAGGACGCCAGTTATCTTCGGCTTCTGTTGCTTGTGAGCGTAGAAGTACAGGTTCCCATCGCCAGTGTGCACCGCCCGGAAACCACTGTCGCCCGTAAGCTCAAAGCCCAGGAAGGTTCCGGATTTCAGCGTGGTTCCCATGGTTGTGGCGTCAATGTACAACTTGCCCTTGCCGAACAGGATTTCCTCGACCGTTGGGATGGCCACACTGGCCGTAAACTCGGCGTCCGTGGCCTGGCGCCCCACTACGGAAGCGCCCATCTGCAGGGCCTCGCCATGGCTTCCGGACAGGCGCCACTCGGTCACGAAGGAGTACTCCATTTCGTCAACCCGCGTGTTGTCGCCCTGTTCGATGGTCATTGTCAGGGGCGTAGCCTGGGCGTTCGTGCTCAGGTTGTAGGTGTAGATTTTCCCCGAACCCGAACCGTCGGCTGAACCGTCCACGTCCTTCATCAGGCCCATGGAGAGAATGTACGGCAACTGTTCGAACGTCGCCGGAGTGTCCTCCAGTTCCAGGGCCGCGCCAAGTTTCGCCACAAAGCTCCGGCCGTCGCCCACGAACAGGCCGATATCCTCTTCCACAATGACGATTTCCCTGGCGTCCTTGATGACACCGTTCCCGCGCCAAACCGTGGTAGCCGCCACAGCCGTTCCCGCCGTGGTTTCCTGGCCCAACTGAATCTTGCGAAGTGCCTTCACTCCATAAGCCATAGTAGCGCCTCCTTTACTGCTTGTCTATGTACATCACACCGCTTTCGTCCACCTTTTCGGGATGCTCGTTGACGTAGCGTTCAAACCGTTCTTTGTCCACCCATTCTACGCTCATATGCGGGGACGTGCAAGTCGTGTCACACCACTGGGCGACCCCGTGCTCCAAACACTGCACGCCAAACCAGGTGTCCTCGCTGGGAAAACTGTACTCCTCCGCCCTGTCATAGTTGTACTTGAACCAGGGGCAAGGTATTCGCTCGAAAGCCTCCCGAGCAACCAACATCGCACAGGTACCCAGCAGGTGAACCCGCACCAACCCCCTGGGCATATTGGGAATGGCAAAAGGCCGTTTGTTCTTGTCCAGGAAGTAGACGTTCGGTTCGTATGGCGGCCCCCTGCGATAGTTCAGGCCGCCAACCACCCATTTTCCCCTGTCCTTCTGGACATGGCGGATGAGCCGCGCCGCCGTGTCAGGCGGGTGATTGTGGTCAACGTCCAGCATGAGCAGATGGGTAAACTCCGGGTGTTCCAACAGGTGCCGAGCCATGGTGTTCCGCGCCAAGTCGGTTCGCGTGTATGGAAGGTAGCAGAAGGCGAACCCCTGTTGCGCGAACGAAATGCGTGAGTACTCGGTTTCACTTGGGAGCGCCCGCTCCAGGGGCATGCCGATGATGACCGCCACTTCCGTCTGCGGGGGCCGTGGCTCCACTGGCAACTGGAAGGTTCCAGTGAACCGCCCGAACTTGTCCGTCTTGTCCTCTTGTAGCGCCAGTTCAGCGCCGTTCTGAGTGGCCAGCGTCCTCATTTCTTCCTGGTAGCCCGCCCATTGTAGGTCGTCACCCATCCACCACCCGCCAGGCTTGACCATGGCGATGGACGCCCGCGCCTGGCGCTCGCGAGTGGCAATCCCCGCCAGGTCATAGAACACAAAGTCGAATTGCGCTTGGGGCCGCTCGTCCCAAGTGGCCCAAGCGCCCCCGCCTACGCCCTTCTCCTCCGCGTAGGCCTTGCTCTTGGCCAGCCAGTCCGGGTCAGTGTCCAGGCTCGTAACCTGGCCGCCGTTCTCTTTGGCCCAAAGCCGCAACAGATAGGAAGTGAACCCGCTTCCACAGTCACAAAGCGTTGCGGGGCGCACCCGCTCCAATTCCCGCCAGATACTTTCCACGACCTCCCACCCAACCGCGTACTGCGGGAGCGACACGTTTGTCACGTACTGGCCATGGTCAGCCCGAACCGCTTCGAAGTCCACTGTTCTCCTTTACAAGACTGTGAATTTGTAGGTAAGCTCCAAGTGGTAGCCAAGCGTCTGGACGCCGCCCCACTCCATCGCCCGAAAGGACATGTACAGCCGATTGAGGGAATTGGTCACGCCCCCCAGGGTTGGGTCGGCAACCAGGGCCGCCCGCGCCGTGTCACCAAAGCCGCGAACCGCCGCTACGTCATACGGAAGGTCTTTCCGCGCCACATGAATCTCCGCTATGACCGTGTCCAGCGTGTAGCCCCAAGTGGCGTCCACAGGGTTGGCGTCCCCTTCGCTCCACCAAACCACCGCGAAAGGGAAGGCCGTCATTTGCTCCGCAGGTTCGTCGGGGGCGAACTTGATGCCCGAAAGGGCCCTCAGTTTGGCCACAACCGCGTCGGTCACTTGCTGTATTGTGGTTGCCATCACTTACCCCCAAGCTCCGTTCCTATGTCAAACAGGCAATCCTTCCCCGCCTTGCGGAACTCCGCCATGGCCTCCTCCACCGCTTTCCGTAGATACATGCGGGGGGCCAGGCCGCCCCTCATGGAGATAATCCGCGCCACTTGCCAGCCGCCCTTGAAGCCGTGGCGCCTGGCCCACACGTTGAGCGCCCCCGCCGGAGGATTGTGTTGTTCCTTGTGAGGGCCAGGGAAGTCGCTCAGCCGCCCCGTTCCAAACTCCATGTACGGGGCGTAAAATACGTTCGTGCCA